GTTGAAGATAGGCGACTTCGCTGACTCGAGTGCGGTTAATAACGCCAAGCTGCGAGTGTTCGCAAAGGTGGTTTTGGAGATTACCGCTGCTGCATGGCTAGCCATGGCCACGAACAAGATCCTCGACAACTACGACCCGTTCGTCGCTCACTTGGCGGCTGGGCTGTTTGGAAATGCCCTCGGCTTTATGAAGCCAGACTTCGACGCGCTCGTTGTCGTCTTCGCCCCAATCGTGGAGGAGCGATTGAAGGAGCGTGACCCACTTTGTGGGTTGACGCAGGCAGCCATTGAGTTGTGTATGCAGTGGCGTTGGTTGCTCATGATCCGCGGCGGTTTGGCCGATGAGGCGCACCGCGCCGGGTTTAAGGCTTTGTTCCTTGCCAAGATCGCATTTCACATGCTTACGGCTTTACTGACGAAGTCGACTGGGACACGCGCGGCATCGGTGGCATTCCATATGGTGTGGAACACCACCGTCCTGGTCACTCATTCTATGACTGGCCAGGAGATGTCTGGTGTGCGGGGTAGCGCTAGCTCGAGCACCATGCGCTCGCTTGCTGCCGGGTGCCCAGCGTTGGTTGACAAGTTGCGCGCTATTATTGGCGTGCTGCCTGCCAAGCTCCGCGGTGGTGCGTTGATGTCCTTGGTCGGTCGTCAGTGGACTGCTGATCTTAAGTTGCCGGAAATCTGTTCAACCAGCAAGATCGTGCCTTCCGCCTCGTACGTCGAGAAGAAGAGTGAGCGTCTTGTCCACTATGGCCCCGTCGTCGCCGATCACGTCCCCACTAGTTTCAGTGTGAATAGTGAGAACGAGTACAATGCGCTGGTTGAGCGCTTGTTGCGCATGCGGCCCGAGACATCAAAACAACTCTATGCCAAACTCCAGCCGGCCGTTGACGCCATTCTCTGGCTCCTCGCTGACTACAAGGACTACCTCCTGTTGGGAGTCATGGAGTTCGAGAAGTGGGTGCGACGCTACCCGGCGTGGGCGCAAGTGTTGATGAGGCGGGCGCGAGTGGAGTTGTTGACTGGTCAGGCACCTAGCGAGTCGCAGATGTTTCGTGCGACTGCTAGTCTCAAGGTGGAAAAGGGCGCATTTGAGCCGTTGGCGCCAGGTGAGACCGCTCCGTCCGGCCTTGAGAGCACGGACAAGGCGCCGCGTGTCATCGTGGGCTTTCGCCCGTACCCAAATGTGATCATGGGGCCGGTGCAGGCGACGATGAAGAAAGCACTGCAGCAAGGGTTGGCCGGTACGTGTTTGGTTTACGCACCGGGTCACACGGGCGAGCGTCTTGGGTCGATACTCCACCAGTTTCTGGCTAAGTGCAACGGCCACACCATACACGAGTCGGATGTGTCGAAGATGGATGCGAACGTCAATGCCACGTTGAACCGTTGTGTCACTAGAGTTTGGCGTCACTTCGGGTTGCACAAGATCTCGCGGTATGGTCGTCGCGCGACCTACTGGTATGACAAGTTGAGGCGAGTCAGTGGCTTGGGCACGTGCGGGACTTGGTTCAGTTTCAAGGACCGCACGCCGTCGGGCATTGTGTACACCACCGATGCAAACACAGTGATAATGATGGTGGTGCTGCTTGACGCGTACGCTGACGCGCTCGGGACCACGCCCATGCGCATCGTCCAAGGCTACCGTGGCGTGCCGCGGTGCCTGTTCATGGTGGGGGGCGACGATTCGTTCGTCGTCGTCGGCAAAAAAGGCGTGCCAATTCCTGCGTCGCGTCTCTCTGAGTCTGGTTTGCCATTCAAGGGGAAGGCGCCTGACCTGGTTGACGGCACGTTTTTGTCCGGCCGATTTTACCCTTGCGTGAGGGAAACACCTGCCGGCCCGCGTGAGACGTTGTGTTTGGCGCCGAAGATAGGGCGTGCGTTGTTCAGACTGGGATGGTTTGTGCAACCGCCGCATGGGGTGGCGCCAGCTGCGTTGGTCCGCGGGACGGCATTGGGACTCGCCGGTGCGTCGTTCGTGCCGGTTTTGGGTGAATTCATTGACCACATGTTGCGTCTCACCCAAGGAGTTCAGGCGGTTGCGCCGAAATACGAACACTCACTGTACCGCACAGTGCGAGCCGGGCTGGTTCGTACTGTGGACACTGTTGCTGCGGTATGTGAGACTTACAAAACCACCCCTCATCAGTGTGAGAGTGCGGTGGCTGCATTGCGCCAGGGCGAGTTGCGCGGGTCGTTTCCGTGCCAACCCGTCTCACCATTCGCAGCGG